AGCCTCCTTGATATGACATTAAGCTTACAAGCCCTAGACAGTTCAGATGAAGCAGACAAATTATTTAAGAAATGGTTTGTTGAGGGCCCTATCGACGAAAGACCAGAGTGTGTATTCGTGGACCTCAACATCATTGGTTCAAGCTTTGACGGCATTGAGCTTATCAGAAAGATAAATACAGATTATGGAAACGGAGTGGTTATTGGTATTATTTCTAGTTCTGATGATAACCAAGAAATTGATAAAGCGAAAGGAGTAGGTGCGCAGTTTTGGATCATCAAGAGTGATGAGATAGAGCCACGCCTTGAGGAGTTTGTTAAGGACTACGAAGGTTATAAGAACAAAGAAAATCCGTTCAAAGTGTACAAATGATAACTTCTAAAGACACGGTAGAGGAAGCATTGCGTAAAGCAAAAGCTAAGAAGGTTTACTTGGAGGGAAACTTCGTAAAGATACTTTCAAAAACTTTACCTGCCGATGTCAAGGAGTATGTTGAAGAGTGCAAAGCTAGGGATAAGAATGCCCGGAGAAAAAGGCTTGATGTTACTAAGCAAGTACAGGCTCAGAACAAAGAGCTTGAAGAAGCGGCCACAGTAAATAAGGCTCTTGTTATAGAGCTTCAGAATGAAAAGGATGAAGCGGAGAAACTAAGAGATAAAGCTGTAGAGGATCTAGATACCTTACAAAAGCGCACCCAGTTTGAGTTGATAGGTCTTATTGTACGAGTAGCATTGATAGTTATAGTTATGGTGGGAATAACCACCACTATACTATATACTATGGCAATAATGATGGGAAAAGACACCACATTGCTTGGTAATGCTTGGAGCAACCTATTTGGTATCCTCCTTACCAATAGCTTCAGCATCATAGGAACAATAATGGGAGTGAAGTATGCCACAGGAGAAGGTAAGTAGTTGGGGAGATAGCGTTAGAACTTGGGCAAGTGGCTACAAGGATAGCGTAGCTGTTGATTATGATGCATCTCAAATGCGTTACATTTATGTACACAAAGACCATGAGGATAGTTGGAGAGGTGGTGTAGAAGATAAGCAGGGTTTATCTGCTACTGAATGGCAGTATTGGATGGTTCCTACATTCTTTGCTATCATGGCAACTCTAATCATATTTGCGTTTATACTCTACAGGGACAATAACAAGGCCCTAAAAGAAACTCCTAAAGAGAGTATTTTATCTAGAATAAAGAAAAGCGTTTAGAAATCTTATATTTTTCTTGTAAGTGTAAAATATATTATTATAACTTTGCTTATAACTAAATTTATAGGCAATGGCAGACGCTAAATTAGACTTTCAACCGTACGGAGGATGGGTAATACTACCTAATCCAGCAGCAAAGAAGCGAGAATCAGGTATTATCTTAGAAGACGACGTAGCAAACAAGTTACGTACTAACGTTTTAGAGGTATTGGCCGTAGGTCCAGACTGTAGACAGACTCAAGTTGGGGATACTGTTATGGTAGATCCGTCTTCAGAGGCAATGATTGTACATATCAATGAGGTATCGTACTTATTTGTAAATGAGTTCCAAATTCTAGGTAAATTCTAGTGATTACCGGCACAGTAACCATATCGTTGAAAGATTATCACGATTTGCTTGAAACAAAAGAAAAAGCAGACGAGATAAGCACGGCTACGCGTAGAGCAGCTAAGGAATTAGCAGTATTCTTAACTTTTATGGCTACTAGGAAGGACATTGAACCGCATGTGCAAGAATTTAACCGGCAATCTACTACAGCAAAGATTATTGTAGAGGATGGCCGGGCAAGAGTAAAATTTAACGATGATTAGAACCAAGTTTGTTACAAAAGATTTAGATGAACTTGTTTATCTGATGATTGAGTTCGAAGAGAAGCTTAAACTTTGGGCAGAAAAGAATGTGAGCACAACCTGGGAAGTTACTGTTTTTATAGGAGAAGGAGAATACATAATTGAAGTTACTGTAGAAGACGATGAAGATCAAGAAACCAAATAAGCGTAAGCTTAACATAGACGGCACCACCTACAAAGTGGAAAAGCCAATACACGACTTAATCTACCAGCTAGAAAGTCGCATTACTAACCATACTCTAGCACTCTATAACTACATGGAGGTCTATATCAAGAAAGAAGGAGACAGATCCGAGATGGAAGAACTGCTATATAAATATTGCATGCAATTACCGCTAGCAGAAGAAGTAGAGGCAGAGATAAAAGAAACTTTGAATGGAACAGAAGATAACAATTAAAGTAAATTCTACCAATAAGTACTTGCAGCTTTGGAACGGTATTTTCAATCTTACTGATATGGAAATCAAAGTTCTATCTACCTTAGTAGACCTGCAAATAGAGACCGGGGAAAAGAATCTTTGCGCATCTGACAATAAAAAGAAGGCTGCAAGGGCTCTAAATATCAGCGATTTTAATACCTTAAACAATTACGTTAAAAAGTTTAAGGATAAAGGAGCAATCCGCAAAGTAGGCAAGAACTACGTTTTAAATCAGCTGTTAAATGTCAAAACCACTGGAGTCAAAGTTAATATTCAAAGGGAAGCTTAGGCCTGTAATAACACAGTACCTTGTAGACGACGTATATGTTGGGATTGTACAAGACGGTTACGGAAACTTACTAGATGTAGAAATTATTGAATTAGAATATGAGCCAGGAGAACGATTTGCCGAGTATATGGCAGATGACTAAGAATTTTAGTAAAGAAGTTACTAAGTATGTAGCTGAGGGCATGCCTAATGTTACAGAAGAAGAATACAAACGCAGGTTAAACGTCTGTGCAAGCTGCGAGTTTTACTTAGCCGATAAGGCACGGTGCGGAGCTTGTGGATGTTTATTGGAACACAAAGCAAAATGGAAAACCTCTACCTGTCCCAAGAAAAAATGGGCACCGCAAATAGGTAAATATGGCAAAGTCGAAGAAAGCACTGATACAGGAACTAGCGAGTAAACATAACCTACCACTGAAAGCTGTATCAGATATTGTAGAAGCTCAGTTTAAGTATGTGGCAAAAGTTATGAGTGATGGTAGCTTTGATACAATTAGACTTCCGTATTTTGGTAAGTTTTCTGTAAATGCTAATAGGTTAAAAAATGTAAACAAGAAAAATGGACTTACTGACGATAAAGGATAACGTTGCTATACCATCTCCGTACGTTTTAACTATTCAGGAGTTTGCAAAGATAGTAAATAGAGACAAAACCAAATCAAAAGACCGGTCTACTAAAGAGCTTGCATATATTTACTTTTTCTGCGACCATGCATCACCATTCTCTGTGTACGGGGAAGACGTAAGGAGTGATGAGGTAAAGCTTAGTGTGTTTGGGGAAACAAAATGGGAACCAGACTCAGCTATACAAGCTGCATGCGAGAAATACAAAAAACTTAAGGAAACTTCAGCAGTGAGACTGCTTATTGCAGCTAAAGAATCTGTTGTCAAGCTTGAGAACTACTTCAAAGACATTGACCTTACTTTATCAGATGACAATGGCCGCCCAATCTTTGCAGCCAAAGACTTAGTTGCAAATTTATCTAAGATGGGGGATGTTATCAATGGTATTAGCAAGCTTGAAGATCTTGTGAAGAAAGAAAAGCAAGTGCAGTCTTCTAATCGTGGGGGTGTAGAAACAAATAAGTATAGCCATTAATGTTTAAGGACACTAATAGACTACGACCGGCAGCTTTGCACTTTATAGAGCATGGATATTACACTAATGCTCTTCCAGGAACAAAAGACTTCTATGAATTCTGGGATCAGGAGCAACATAGATGCTTGTACGGCTACACTGTTGGGGAAGGCACCGATACAGAAATTACTATCACAGGTAATCACTATTTCTACCTAAACTATTGCCCAATTGACCGATCTATTGATGAAGAACTGCCTGACGGCACCGTAATAGCAAAACGCGAGCGTACATTCCCTGCATTTTACGATGGTGACCACGAATACTTTACAGCCATAGATACTTGCCGGAAAACAAACAAGCACATGACTGTGCTAAAAGCAAGACGTAAAGGGTATTCGTATAAGGCTGCTGCAATGCTTGCTAGGAACTACTTCCACATACGCAATAGCAAGAATTACGTATTTGCCGGCCAAAAAGAATACTTGATTGGGGATGGGCTTCTGTCAAAGGCTTGGGAAATCTTATCTTTTGTTGATGATAACACAGCCTGGACCCAGCCAAGGCTAAAGGATCGAGAAATGAACAAAATGTCCGGCTACAAAAAGAACGTTAACGGTTCAGATGTAGAATTGGGCATGAAGTCTATGATTATGGGCGTATCGTTGAAAGATGCACCCGATAAAGTAAGGGGTAAAGCAGGTGAGCTTATTTTCTTTGAAGAGGCCGGTGCTTTTCCAGGATTGTTAAAAGCTTGGGAAGTTGCTATGCCTACAATGCGTCAGGGTAGTAAAACTCTTGGTACAATGGTAGCGTTTGGTACCGGTGGTACAGAAGGTGCTGACTTTGAAGGTATGGAAGAGCTGTTTTACAATCCTGCATCTTACGATTGCATGGACTTTGACAATATCTGGGATGACGGGGCTGTAGGTACGCAATGTGGTTACTTTGTACCTATTTACAAAAACTTGGATGGGTTTATTGATGAAGATGGGAACTCTGACGAGAAGGCTGCGTTAGCTTTTGAGGCAGAAAACAGGAATAAGAAAAAGGGGACTAATGATCCTAAGGCATTTGACCAATACATAGCTGAGCATCCTAATAATCCTAGGGAAGCTACATTGCAAGTGTCATCTAACCTCTTTGATATTGCATCTTTGCAAGAGCAGTACAACAGAGTTAAGGTAAACAATCTACAAAGCATAGGAACTGCCGGCAGACTTTATTATGCAAAAGGCAACACCATAGAATTTAAAATGGACGGGGACTTACGACCTATATCTAGGTTTCCACACAGGAAAGAAGACAATCTTTCTGGTGCAGTTGTAGTTTACGAAGGCCCGTACAAAAATCAAGAGGGGCAAGTGCCTCACAATTTGTATGTGCTCTGTCATGACCCCTATGGACAGAATCAAAGTGCAGATTCTACATCTTTAGGGGCTGCCTATGTCATAAAAAGGACAAACAATATATCACAACCGGATGATATGATTGTAGCCAGCTATGTTGGGAGACCGCAAACACAAGACGAGTATAACCGTAACTTGTTTATGCTATCTGATTATTACAACGCTAAGATTGGGTTTGAGAATGACCGGGGTGCCGTAATACAGTACGCGAAGCAACACAGAAAGCTTCACAGGCTACAAGAAGAGTTTGAAATGCTTGATAAAAAAGAGCTGAGGTCTAGAAATGTAAAGCGGCAGTACGGTATGCACACTACAGAGGCTAGGAAAAGACAAGGTGAGATTTACATACGAGACTGGCTAAATTCTGTTAGGAGTAAAAGCGAAGACGGGACTGTAACTCTTAACTTACACAAAATATATGATTTAGCTTTACTGCAAGAGCTAATTAAGTTTAACCACAAGGGTAACTTTGACCGGGTAATGGCACTTATGATTGGTATGTACCATACGCGCGAGTTATACAATGCAGAAGTAAAGGAAATATTGGAAGACCGGGCAGTAGATGCTTGGTTTGATAATAACTACCATTAAAAAGTGCTATACCAATAAGGGCACTTACAAAATAATAGCAACGCATGCTGTAGAGCTGTAG